CTCGGCTGTAGCCGAGCCTCTTTTCTTAGTCCATTTCTCGCGGTAGACTTTCTTGAGGGTGATGGTCCGGCCGTCGGCCTGCATCACGCCCTCGACCTCATGGTCCAGGTGGTGGATCGGCTGGCCGTCCGGGCCCAGCGTCTTGATCTCGAAGTCTTTCCTGTTGCTGCTGTCTTTGTCGAAGAGCAACCACATGAAAGCGTCAGCCAAGGTGGTCTTACCGGTGGCGTTGTCGCCATACACCGACACGTCACCGCCGGCGGTGTCCAGGGTGAACTCCCGGACCCCTTTGAAATTGCGGAGTCGGAGGCTGAGCAGCCGCAGTTCCCGTGCCATCTTTCCCGCTCCTTTCCGTCGTCTGGCTCATGACAATTGCTAAGGCTTGGGCCGCCAGCTGGCGGTTGATCAGCCGTACTGTGCGGGGCACCAGCCAGCGGCCGCCGGCCGGGATGGGGTAGCCGAACTTTCCGGGCGCCTCCCGGTAGATCCGCCATGCCTCAGCGATGGTATCGGCCCAGACTCCACGAACGGGATGGGGACGCCCGGCAAACCCGCTGCTCATGAGGTGGCGGCTGCCGGCGTCGGCAGCTCCTGCACCGGATAGCCGATCATCGGCAGCTCCTCGGGCCGGAACAGGCTGTACAGCTCCATGTCGCCCACTCTGAGCGAAGCCTGCCAGTACCTGCGCCCGTAGAGATGCGGCCGGATCTCCGGCTTCGTACAAAGCAGCGCAACCACGTCTGCCATGGTCTCTGGCCTGATGTACACCCTTCCGTCATCGACATAGACCGCATAGGCTCCAACCCGCGTCAGCGTCTCCACAGCCTTGTGCAGATCGTTGAGATCTTGCAGAGTGATCTCCATGACAGCCACCCCCGTCACGTGATAATCTCGCGTCTATGGCCAGTGCCGGCCGCCGCTATTCGTTAGCGGCGGCCGACTCAACTTGTTGAGCCTGCTGCCACTTGGCCAACTCCCGCCTGGCGGCCCGGGCCAGCACCGGGATGACCTTGGTGCGGATGACCTTCCGCTGGTCCTCGGTCAACTCGACCAGCCCCAAGCGGACGTCCAGCATCGTGTAGCACCTCGCCACGGCATCCACCTCCCGCGGCATGCTACGTCGACCTGCTGGCCTGCTTGCTTGTCTGCCAGACACGCGACACGAACTCAGCCTTCTCGGCAAGCTCGGGAAAAACAACGTCGATTGGTTGATTGAGTGCCTCGGCAATCCGGGCCGCCAGGTACAGGCTTGGCCTGTGCTTGCCGGCCTCAATTCGCCCGATGGTTTGGCCGGTGCAGCCTGCCAACTGTCCCAGCTTCGCTCTGGTCATGTGGGCAGCTTCTCGCAGGGCGGTGAGCGGATGCATTCATGATCAGCTCCTATGGCTAACGTTTTCGTTCGCTGGGTATATCATACTGTGCAAAGGCGCACGCGTCAATAGGCTAGCGCGAACAAAAACGTGATTTCGGTGCAGTTCTCTGGATGAAACAAAGGCTTCATGGTATCATGGAGCAGAACGTATACGTACGCCTTGCAGATTGATGACGTCATTATGGGGAGGACAACGGCGCATGACTCGGGATGCGATACCGGCTACGCCAGGCGGACGTTTGCGGTGGTTGCGCGAGCTGCGGGGCGAGACGAAGGCTGACGTGGGGCGGGCGGTTGGATGCAGTGGCCAGCAGATCGGACGGTACGAACGGGACGAGAATCAACCAGGGGGCATAATCCTTCTGCGTCTGAGTCAGCATTTCGGCGTGTCGACTGCCTTTTTGCAGTGTTTGACCGACGATCCCCATCGGAATAGTTATCTTCCGCCTGAATGGGAGGCCCTAGCGAAGCGGATCATGGCAGACGGTTGGACTCCCAAGGATGTTGAAACGGCAATGGAGATGCTACGGATTTACCGCATGGGTACCGGGTGCATTAAAAACCGGGAGGACTAGCCCTCCCGCCGTTTTATGTAGTCCATTAGGCCATCGGCCAAGTCTAGCATCCCATGCTCTAAGGCCGCGATTGCGATGCGTTCGAGGAATTCGACCGATTTGCGTTTGGCTGTTTCCTCTTTTTGCATTCGAATCGCACCCCCATGGATCAATGGCCGAGAATTTCGCCACGTTGCCTTTATCGTAACCAAACACACGTTCGCCGTCAAATAATTAGTTTGGATACATTGCGTCATAGCGGACTCAAGCCGGCGTCGGATTATTTGATTATACAAATCGGGCGGAGAGACTACGTTACCGGCAAGCCGCAGGGCAAAAAGGAGGGGGGCACGTGGCAAAGCGAAAGCGGCGCAATGGTAGGAACGGCGCGGCAGGGCACGTTGCGGGGGCAACTGCTCCGAAAGAGTTGGCCGGAATCTCTATCCGTGTTTCGTTGGACAAGCGGGCCCACGGCATGGCCGAGGAGATCGTCTCACCGGACACCCAGGAGGACCGCTGCCGTGCCTACTGCGAGGCCCAGGGCTGGGAAGTCGTGATGGTGGAGAGCGACCTCGATGAGAGCGGCTTCAACCAGCATTACACCAAGCGTGAGGGCCTGATGCGGCTCATCCGGGCCGTGGAGGAAGGCAAGATCACCAAGATCGTGGTGTTCAAGTTCAACCGCTTGTCTAGACGGCTGGCGGATTTCACGGAGATCTGCGACCGAGTCGAGAGGGCCGGCGGCGGCATCGTCTCCGTGACCGAGCAGGTTGATACATCGACGCCAGCCGGCAGGATGATCCGCAATATCATGGCCTCATTCGCACAGTACCAGTCAGAGGAGTTGGCCGAGCAAATTTACGAGACGTGGCTGACCAAAGTAAAGCGAGGCGAGCGTCAACCGGGCCGGCCGCCCTACGGCACCAGGCTGGTCAAGGGCATGCTCGTGCCAGATCCTGAGACTCACCATCATCTGCTGCACATCTTCGACCTGTTCCTGGCCACGCACTCGGTGGCCGCTGTGACCGACGACCTTAACAGCAGCGGCGTTCCCACCCCGACCGGCGCGCCGCGGTGGACCAACATAACGGTGCGCAAAATCCTGACGAATCCGGCTTATGTGGCGCGAAACTGGTTCGACGGCCAGGAATACCCGGGCAACTGGGAGCCGATCGTGCCGGTGGACATGTGGGAGCAGGTCCAGGCCATTTTCACCGGCCGGCGGACAGGTCCGCAAATCGACCGGGTGGACTCGCACCTGCTGCGGGGCCGGATCATCTGCGGCGAGTGCGGCAGGCCCATGGCGACGATCTATAGCAAGCGATGGGTCGACAAGCGCCTGAGCCGGGACCGGTTTTATTTCTGCCATGACTACACTACGGGCAGGGTGGCCTGCAAGATGCCGTACGTCCACGGCGAGGAGGTGGAGAGGGCAGTCTGGGACCTGGTGCTGGCGCTCACCAGGGATGAGCGGCTGGAGCTCCTCGAACGGGCCATCACGGAACCGGATGACCCTGATCCGGTAGAGCGGCGCAGGCAGGAACTGATTCACGCCCGGGAACGCACGCAGCGGCAAATCCACCAGCTATTCGAGTTGCTGGCCGACGACGCCATCACCAAGGCGCAATTCGTGGAGCAGAACCGGCTATACTCGGAGCGGCTGGCGCAGATTCAGCAGGAGCTCGATAGCCTGACCGTCCCGGCTCGGACCAAACCGACTCCGGAGATGATTCGCCGTGTCGCCCGTGAAGCGGCGGAGGCCAGCACGCTACTGGAACGCCGGCGGATCCTAGAGGACCTGGACGTCAAGGTCGAAGTACACTGGCATGCGGTTTATGCCTACGTCCTGGGCCTCAAGTGCAAGCTGCGGGCCCGGCTCATGGGACACCGCTGGTACTTCGACGAGGAATACCAGCGCCTCGACTACCAGGGCACCATGCTCACCGACAAGCAGATCAAGTTTATCCAGCGGACGTACTACCGGGGCTACGACAAGCACAAGATTGCCGCCCGCTTAGGCCGCAGCTATGACGCACTGAAAACCATCGCCGCCAGAATGCGCAGGGCCGGACTCTTGGTACCATCACCGAAGGCCTTACCGCGGCCATGAGGTAACAAGTGATTCACGACCTGCATGTTAGGCACAGCTAACATGTGCATCATGAGTCGTATGACACCAAAGCCAGCCGTGCCTCCTGGCCAGATGGGCATGGCTGGCTTTTCCCTCTCCTCTCTCCTTTCCCCCATACCCCCTTTTCTCTCTCCTCTCCGTTTCTTCTCATGCGATACGTCTTACTCAAATACAACACGTATATCTATATATGGCTCCTGTAGGAATAGAAATAGAATAGAATAAAAGTTTTCCGGAAAAGTCCCGAAAAAAACCGAAAAATAGCCGCCGGAGCCGCAAACTCGCACCAGACAAGGGTTTGCGGGTTTTCAATGATTTTTCGGGAATATTCCAGAACGCTACGGAAAAATCCCGAAAAATCATCGGCGGAGGAGGAGATAAGGCACCACTTGCACCCCATTGACAGGCATGCTATAATGGCGGCGAAGCCGTATACGCATAAACCGCTCACCATCCGGTGGGCGGTTTCTTTGTGCCCACCTTTCGGCGGCCGGTCTGCGCATGGGCCGTTGGCTGGCCGTCGACCAGTTATGGGCCGGGAGGTGCCGGTATGTCGCAGGAAGCTCGCCCATGGAGGATGTTTCGCAGCGATGGGCAACAGGGTGGATTCGGCTACGAGCTGGTTGCAGAGTTCCCCAGCCTGACGCCGGAGCAGGCCAAGAAGGCCGCGGAAGTCGAATTGATGTCCTTCGGCGGAGCCAGGTCGGTGATCATGGTTCCTGTGGACGCAGCCATAGAGGTCAGCCGCAAGGATCTGCAGGCAAATTAACAGGGCCGTCTGGCCCGCTTCACATCGGCGTAGCTCAACTGGTAGAGCGGCGGCCTCCAAAGCCGTGTCTGTTGTGGGTTCGAGTCCCACCGCCGGTGCCAAACGACAGATGCCGCCTGCCCCTTCCTGGGCGGGCGGCTTCTTCGTGCCTGAAGGAGGTGACCAAGGGCAGGTGATGCACCGTGCTGCGTGACGAGGGCCCGACTCCGTGGGAGCGGCAGCCCGGGGAGCCGGTCCGGGCCTACGCTGCCTTCTGCGCCTACCGGGACATGCCGGCGTCGGAGCGGTCGCTCCGGGCCCTGGCCGCACGGCTGGGGTACGAAAGAGCGGCGAAAGCGGGACGCGTGCCAAGCCATATCCAGCGGTGGTCCACCCGCTGGCGCTGGGTGGAGCGGGCCCGGGCTTGGGACGATGAGCAGGATCGCCGGGCCCGGGAGGAGCAGGTCCGGGCCGTCCGGGAGATGCGAGAGAGGCATGCCCGGGAGGCCCTGGCCTTGCAGCAAAAGGCACTGGAGCGGCTCAAGCGGATGGACCCCGAGGAGTTGTCGCCCGGGGACGTCCTCAGGTATTTCGTGGAGGCCGCCAAGCTTGAGCGCATCAGCCGCGGCGAGCCCGAAACGATCCAGGAGCAGCGGGGCGACTGGGCGCAGGCGGCCCTGTGGGCTTACGAGCACCTGCGGAAGCCGGCGGCCCAGCAGGGGGACGGCCGGGGGCGTGATGGCTGATGGTCAGCACCTACGTCCAGCGCCTGGCCGAGGCCGTCCTCTACTACGCACAGCACCCTGGGCACTTCGTCAGGGATGTCCTGAAGGCGGAGCCGGACCCCTGGCAGGAGGAGGCTCTGAACGCCTTGGCCGCCGGCCGCAACGTCGCCGTCCGGTCCGGCCACGGCACTGGCAAGAGCGCGGACGCCGCGTGGGCGATTATCTGGAGGCTGCTTTGTTTTCCTCACTCTGTTGTGCCTGTCACCGCGCCCACCCAGCACCAGCTCCAGGACGTCCTCTGGCCGGAGCTGGCCAAGTGGATCGAGAGGGCCGGCCTTGACAACGTCCTGCGCTGGACGGCCACCCGGGTGTCAGTCGTGGGCCACGAACGCACGTGGTTCGCCGTGGCGCGGACCTCGAACCAGCCGGAGCGGCTGGCGGGCTTTCACAACCCGTACCTCCTCTACGTCGTGGACGAGGCATCGGGGATTCCGCAATCGACCTGGGAAGTGATCGACGGTGCCCGGACCACCGCCGGCGCCGTGGTGCTGGCCATCGGCAACCCGACCCAGCGGTCGGGTGGCTTTTTTGACGCATTCCACCGGCACCGGAAGTTCTGGCACTGCATCCACGTCTCGTCCGCCGACTCGCCACGGGTCGATCCGGCCTGGGTCGAGGAGATGGCCCAGAAGTGGGGCCGGGATTCGGACATCTTCAGGGTCCGGGTCCTGGGGGAGTTCCCGCGCGGTGATGCCGACACGTTTATCACCGTCGACCTGGCCGAGGCCGCGGCCATGCGGGAGGTCCCGGCCGAGGGACCGGTGCAAATCGGCGTGGACGTGGCCCGCTACGGTGACAGCGAGACCGTGATCGTCGCCCGGCAGGGCCTCCGGGTGCTGTGGATGGAGTGCTATCGGCAGCGGGGGGTGACCGAGGTCACCGGCCTCGTCCTGGCGGCGGCCCGCCGGGCCCGGGAGCAGACCGGGGCGGCCCAGGTCACGGTCGCCGTCGACGACACCGGCGTGGGTGGCGGCGTCACCGACGGCCTCCGGGAGTTGGCCCGGGAACACCGCTGGCTGAAGGTGGTGCCTGTGAATTTCGGCGGCGCCGGCGACGAGCACTACGCGGACACGGCCTCGGCCATGTGGGGCCGGCTCCGGGAGCTCCTGGCCGAGATCGCCATACCCAACGACGACGACCTGATCGGCCAACTGACGACCCGGCGCTACCGGGTGACCCCAAAGGGCAAGGTCCAGCTGGAGTCGAAAGAGGACCTGCGGCGCCGGGGATTGCCCAGCCCGGACCGGGCCGACGCCCTGGCGCTAGCGTTCTGGGAGCCGGGCGGTCGCAGCAGCCCGGAGGCCGAACGCCTGCTCAGGAGGGCGAAGTTCTATGCCTAGGAACAGCCGCATGCGCACCTACCAGCCCCGGCCCGGCCTGTTGGCCCGCCTCCGCCGGGCCATCGGCGAGACCTCGGTCCTCCGGGGCCTGGTCGCTGTGCCGGTGGGCGAGTGGGTGCCCTATTCGCTGGACTCCAGCCGGGTCAACTACGACCTGGCCCGGGCCCTCTACCGCAACACTGACGACCGGTACAAGTTGGGTGCGGCCTTCGCCCGGCCCATCGTCAATTCGTGTGCCGGCTTTGTGGGGGTCCCGCACTACACCCACCCGGACCCGGAGGCGGACGCGGCGCTGGAGGAGTTCGTCGCCACGTGGTCCTCCCGGTTCCTTCGGGCCGTCCGCAACGCCCTGCGGGACGGCGACTGCTTCATCCGCCTCGCCTACACCCAGAACCCCCTCGGTGGCGTCCGGCGGATCGAGCCGGTGCTGCTGCCGCCGGAATGGGTTACGCCGGTGCCGGACCCGGTGGCCGGCGGCTGGTCGCAGGTGATCATCCGCTACCCGTTCGCCCGCTACGGCCCGGACGGCCGGCAGGTCGACACCTACACCGTGACCGAGGTCTGGACCAAGACCAGCCGGACCGTCACGGCGGACTCCCGGGCGCCGATGGAGGTCCGGGATGCCCTGGCCCGGGAGCCCCAAGAAAACCCCTGGGGCACCATCCCCATCGTCCACCTGAAAAACGAGCCCGAGGAATACGCCCTGTTCGGCAGCAGCGACCTGGAGCCGGTGGAGCCGTTCCTCCGCGTCTACCACGACGTGATGCTCTACGCGGCCCAGGGGGCCAAGATGTTCGCCAGGCCCAAGGTCAGGTTCTCGCTGAAAGACGTTGACAAGTTCCTGGAGAGAAACTTCACGCCCGAGGAATTGCAGTCCGGCCGGCTGCAGTTCGGCAACAAGGAAATTTTTCTCATGGAAGAGGGCGAGGACGTCTCCTTCATCACCGCCGACAGCGGCCTGGCCGCCATCACCACGCTGCTGAAGTTCATTTTCTTCTGCATCGTGGACGTCTCGGAGACGCCCGAATTCGCCTTCGGCACGGCGGTCCAGTCCAGCAAGGCCAGCGTCTCGGAGCAGATGGTTCCCTTCGCCAGGAAGATTCGGCGCAAGCGGGGCCAATTCGAGGAGCCGTTCATCGAGTTGGCTTCGATGGCCCTGTACATGATGGACCGGGCCCAGGGCCGGAAGCACGACACCTACCACGTCGCCATCGGCTGGGAGGAAATCAGCCCGCGGGACGACAAGGCGTTGGCCGAGACAGTGAACCAGCTGGTGTCCGGCTTGGTTTCCGCGGTGGAGGCCGGCATCATGTCCCTGGACGCCGCCGCGGAGTTCTTGAGGGAATTCGTGCCGTCCATGTTGCCGTGGACCGACCCGAACGGCGACGACGACGAGCGCCGGCGGGTGACCCGCTCCATCCTCCTGCGGCAGCGGCTGGAGATCGGCCAGGGCCTGGAGCAGGAGCCTGGCGTCGACGACCTGGAGGCGTGAGTGAGCCGTGAGCGTGCTGGGGCCTGTAGACTACCGCCGTGCACTGCCCGACCCCCGGTGGCGGGAGTACCTCATGCGGGCCCGGGAGCGGTTCCTCCGGCAGGAGGCCGCCACGGCGGCGGAAATCCGCGAGGTCTACCTCCGGGCTGCCCAGCGGGTGCGGGCCGACATCGAGCGGGTGACCGCCGGCACCCTCCACCGGCGGCACCTCCAGGACATCGCCGCGGCACTGGAGCAGCGAGCACAGGAGTTGCGGGATGGTCTCGAGCGGGCCATTTACTCCGGCATCCATGCCGTGGTGCGGGAGGCGGTGGACGCCGGCGCCGGCATCGGTGAGGAGGTCCTTCGGTCCGCCTACCAGCCGCCCCAGATCCAGCGGGTATTTGCCGCCGTGAACGAGCGGGCCGTGATGGCAGTCCTGAGCCGGACCCTGCACGACGGCCTGCGGGTGTCAGACCGGATCTGGCGGACGGCGGACGACGCCCGCAAGGCCATGCAGCGCCTCGTGGAGGATGCGGTGGCCCGGGGCCAGGACGCCCGGTCCCTGGCCAAGCTGGTGCAACAGTACCTCCAGCCCGGCGTCGGGCGGCCCCTGAGCCCGGAGACCCGCCGGCGGCTGGGGGTGCCCAGCAACGTCACCTACGATGCGATGCGCCTGGCCGTCACCGAGCTTAACACCGCCTTCCACGAGGGCACCATCCTGGCCAACAGGGCGATTCCGTCCTACCAGGGCATCCTCTGGCGGCTAAGTCACTCCCACCCGCGGCCGGACATCTGCGACTGGCTGGCCACCTACAACGGCGGGTTCTGGCCGCGGGGCGACGAGCCGGAGCGCCCGCACCCGTGGTGCCGCTGCGTTGTCCTGCCGGCGCACGAGGACCCGGTGGCATTCGCTCGTCGGCTGCGGGAGTGGGTAAACAACCCGGCCAGCCATCCGGACCTGGAACAGTGGTATAATGGTGTCAGGGAGTGGCTGCCGCGTCCAACGACCGTGCGGCCCGTAGCCGTCGGCGCGGTCCGTAGCCGCCTGCTCGCCTGGACCGAGCTCAACAAGCCCGGGCCGGTGCCGGAGGAGGTGCTGGACCGGGCGCTGGACGAGCTGATCGCCGCGGCCGAGGAGCAGTACCTGCGGCCGGTGTTCCAGTCGGTGCCGGTGCGGGTCGTGGATGCGGGCCTGGTCGGGGACCGGGTCAGGGTTACGGCCAGGATTGGCGAGCGCCTGCTCTCCGAGCACTGGGACATCGACCCGAGCCGCCGGCAGGAGATCGAGCAGATCCTGGAGCAGATTAGCAATTCGAAGGACCTGCTGGACTTCACGAAGGGCCTTCGCCAGCTCGTTTTCCGGACCTCCGGCACCCCGGATCAGCGTCTTCAGGCATGGCGGAGCACCGTCTGGCGGCTCCAGGGGCGGCTCCCGGAAACGTTCAAGCAGGAACTGGAAAAGCGCCTGTTCGAGCCGGGCTCGATCAGGACGAAGGCGCTGGCGTTCCGGGCGCAGATGCAATTCAGCGGCGTGGACGACCCGGAGGACCGCAAGCGGATGCTGGAGGCGGCCGAGCTGGCCGAGAAGTGGTACAGACGGGTCCTGCGTGGGCCGCTAGCCAAGGCCGAGCCACTCAAAACCCTCGATGTCGGACCGGAGGGCCGGGCGCACTACCTGAGTGGGCCCAACTGGCGCATACAACTGTACGCGTCATCGTTGGGTAGAAAGGAGGCTGCTGCCATCCTGGTCCATGAGTTCGCGCACCACCTGGACCTGGGCGGTGAGTGGGGCCGGGTCAGCCGCAGGCTAACCTCTCACTGGGCCCGGCGCCGGATACGCGGCAACACCGAGGAGTGGCGCCGGCTCGGCGGAGAATGGGGCTACTGGGATGAGTTCTGGGACTGGTACGTGGGCCGCGTGTACGGCCGTGGCGACGACCCCAACGACCACGGCAAGGAGGTCCTAACGATGGCCCTGCAGAGCTTGTTCGAGAACCCCGTCAGGGCTGTGCTGCTCGACCCCGAGCACATGTCCCTCGCGCTGGGCCTTGTTAAGGGGGTCGGGGCGAGGTGAGCTTCACGTGGCGCCTGCTCAGGGCCGGCCGGGAGGTGGGCCGGGTCGAACTGGCCGACGACGGCAAGGTGCTGGCCCAGTGGCCGGCCGACGTGCCCATGGACGTGCGGCGGGCCATCGAAGAGGGCCGGGAATCGTGCTGGCCGCACCTCTATTCCTACGAGCCGCGCCCGTGGTTGGCGAGGTCGCCGGAATACTGGCACACCGTCCTGTCCGTCCGGGCATCGCCGGCCGGCCGGTGGGACCAGGTGGAGACCAATTACAAGCCGCCGGACTACCCGACCTACGACGAACAAGGCAACCCGATCGTCTACTAAAGCGGCGCCGGGCTGACCCGGTGCCTCTTCTTTGGGGGCGAGAGCGTGGCGAGAACACTGCCCGGCGACGTGCTGCCCAAGGGAATGGACCCGCAGGCGCCCAGGCTGAAGCCCGAGCCGCTGACCCTCGCCGAGGTGAATTACGCCGGCGCCATCCGGGAGGCCCTGGCCGGCCTCCCCATCCGCGTACGGGTGCTGTCGTGCGAGATCCGGGAGCGGGCCGGGGCGCCGCCGGAGGTGCTGCTGCACCTGACGGTGGACCGTAAGGAGGACGACGCATGAGCGGACTTATCCGGCAGTACAGCCCGCAGAGCCAGACCTGGGTGCCGCGGGGCACCGACGGGCGGTTCCAACCGAAGCTGCTTTCCCAGCAGGCGGCCCAGCAACGGGAGCTGCGGGTGCTGACACCGGCGCCCAGCAGCCAGGGCCAGCCGCTGGTGTTCATGGCCAGCCGGCCGAAGTAGCGGGAGGTGATCAGCATGGCCCTGAAGATCGCCCGGGGCGAGGTCAGCAACCGCGCCTGGGGCGACGTCGACAAGTCCGCAATCTGGCAGCGGCTCAAGCAGGCGCTGCAGGACGGTGAGTCCGGGGCGGCGGCCGCCGTCCGGGAGGTCTACGCGGTCGTCAAGGCCGAGATCAACGCCGACCTGACCCAGGCCGACTGCTGGGGCCCGCACCATGAGGTCCGGCAGGACGGCACGGTCGTGCTCAACCGCAACGGGCTCATCGCCGCGGCCCAGGCCCTGGCCGGCGCCAGGGCGGAGCCAGACCTGACACCGGAGCAGCGCCGGCAAGCCGCTCGGCACCTCCTCCGGCACTACCGGGAGCTCGAGCTCGAGCCGCCGGAGTCGCTCCTCGAGGCCGCCGGCCAGGCCACCGGCGAGATGGACCGGGTGGCCGCCACCGTGACGGGCGAAATGCAGCCGCAGGACATCCCGGTCGGCAGCTGGGTCGACCTCGGGGCCCTGAAGGCCGGCGACCCGGACCCGCTGGAGGTCGTGGTGCGGATCCCGGAGGGCCGTTCCAAGCGCGGCTGGTACTACACCAGGCGCGTGCTGGAGCGGATCGCCAGCGAGATCAACACCACCGGCCTGCCGGGCATCCTGGGCCACCAGGACCCGGACCGGGTGGACCGGGAATTCCCCACGCCGGTGACGCACTGGGTCGGCGCTACCATCCGGGACGAGGGCGGCAAAGCCGTCCTGTACGCCCGCGGCGTGGTGGACAAGGCCGCCGCAGACCTCAAGCGGTGGATCCGCGCCAACACTGTGCGCCAGGTCAGCATCTACGGTGTGCCAACCCTGGAGCGGACGGCCACCGGCGAGACGCTGGTTACAGACTTCCAGCCGCTGTCCATCGACTGGACGCCCCTTAACCGGGCGGGCATGCCCACGTCGGTGGTGGCGGTGGGGGAGATGGACTTTGTTGGGGGTGACGAGCCAGTGAACTGGAGAGAGGCGCTCAAGCGGATCCTGGAGGCCCTCCGGTCCCGGGAGACCACCCTGGAGGCCGTGGTGGGCGAGATGGGGCTGTCTTTGGACCAGGTCGCCCAGGCCCTGGCCGCTGACCAGTGGGCGCGCCTGCTGGAGGCGGAGCAGGTGGTCGGCGAGATGGCGACCATCCTGGGCAAGTCCGAAGCCAAGGCTGAGGACCTCGTTGCCGAGGTGCGGGCCCTGAAGGAGCAGGCCGACCAGGCCGCAAAGGCCCAGCGGGACGCCCTGCTCGATAAGGTCGTCGGCGAGATGGTGGCTGTGGAGGCCGTCCGGCCCCTGGTCCGGCGCCTGGTGGACCCGCTGGTCCAGCCCGGGACCACCGAGGAGGAGGTCCGGCGGGTGGTCGGCGAGATGCTGCAGCAGGAAGACGTCCGCAAGGCCCTCGATGCCGCTTTTGCGGGCTGGGTGCCCAGCGGCGTCGTGGCGCAGCGGGCCGGCGAACCGCTGAACGGCCTGGCCGTGCGGCGGGAGCGGATCTAAGCGCGAAAGGAGGCACTAAGTGATGGCTCGCAAGGTTTCTGATGGCCGGAGCGTGAAGGTCACGGTGCCGGCCGGCGCCGGGACCATTCAGGCCGGCACCTTTGCCGAAGTGGCCGGGTTCGTTGGCCTGGCCATGCAGACCGCCAGCGAGGGGCAGCCGGTCGTGCTACTGATCGAGCAGGCCGAGTACGAGACCAGCCAGATCAACCCGGCGGATGCATTCGCCGTTGGCGACCCGGTGTACTGGGACGCCGGCAACCAGCGGCTGACTACCAGCGACGGCGGCGGCGCCAACCGGCTGGTGGGCCGGGTCACCCAGGCCAAGGATGCCAACGGCGTGATTTGGTTCGTGCTGGGGCCGCAGGCGTAATGGACGGAGGTGGAATAGATGTCCTACAAGGTTGTTAGCCTGGAGACCCTCCGGGAGGAGCGGCGGCGGCAGCCGCTGATCGAAGAGCGGGTGCCCTACATCGCCCCGGGCGAGAAGCTCGACTACGTCACCA